TTGTTTGTACCCAGCCTTCTTGCCCTTTTCGTTTGTTTTGTATCCCATTTCTGCCGCCACCTTTTCTTCATCTGCTCCATCTATAAACAGTCTTGCGTAAACTTTGTATTGCTTTGGCGCCAGATAAAGCCTCATCTCTTCGTGAAGCCGATTCGCGCTGGACAATATGTCCAAACTAGAATCTTTCATCGCATAGACGTTATCTATGTGGCCTTCTATAGAAACAGAAAGCTTAACATCGTAAGCGCTCTTCTTTGTCTTTTCCCACTTTCTATAAAGCGGGCATTCAGAACACTGTAAACCGCTTGGGGTGATCGAGCAAGCTGGCGGCTCGTTACCCTGATTATACTTACAGCTTAAACAAGGGCGAACATAATTAGAATAATTATTCCTAAGAAGATTCTTTATTTGATTTGACGCTATTCTAGCTAGCCAAGGCTCAAGTGGGCGATCTTGCTTCCACATATGCCACTTCTTGGAAATGTGGAATCTGATTATTTGCGCCACATCTTCGAAATCCATCCAAGCGACAGCCCTTAGCTGCCACATATATCTCTGTTTCTCGATGATCCGATCTACTACGTCCTGCTTTTCTTCGTACTTAATCTTTCGCCTCATTCTTTGAGCTTCCGTATTTTTGAGGGGACAAGTCGGATATGCCATCACGACGAACTGGCTTGAACTTTTGAGTTCTTGCTGTCGTTGGCGAGCTAGAAAGCTCTTCTAAACTGAAGGCTCTAAAGCCTCCTTCGATAGAGATTTCTACGTCTAACTTGTCCAAATGAGGAAGCTCATTAATGTCACTCTGATCCTCTGAAAGCTCTTCGTCATCAGCAGGGGCTGAGACCTTTGGGGCTTGCGCTCTAGCCGAACTCTGCTGAACGGCTTTAGCCGTCATTGGCGAGCCGCATTTCGAACAGAAGTTAGGCGGAAAACCAGCATGTTGATGCTTTGCTCCGCAACTAGAGCAGAAAACAGTGGACATATTTATTTGTTTTTATCCAAACGGTCCACCTTTTCATTAAGGTTTTCCATTCTCATTAATATTTTAGCAATATCTTTCTGAATTTCAACCATCTTATCAGTATTTACTGGATCTCCTTCATCATCTACTATCTTAGACAAACGCCGAGATATATTTTTTACCTCGGCGTTTACATAGGAAATTTGCTGCGCTTGAACTTTTATTTCTTGAGCAACAGGACTAAAATCGCTCTTCGTAACATAAGTTGCATTAAGATAGAAAAGAACACAGGCGACACCAATACCTCCAAATATTTTGACGATATTGGCCCAATTACTTAGGATTGCTATTTTTATTTCCCCTCTGCTCATTGATAGCTTTATCTATCTTCTTTACAATGAATTTCAGGATTTGGCTTCTTTTTATATCATCTTCCGTAAATTTAAATGTTAGTATGCCATTTTGACCCGATTCCTCATCGGAAAACAGTTCGAAAAAGTCTTCAAAGCCATTCTGGCCGCGCATATCGGACTGCATAAAGTCGCCGCAAAGGAAGATCTTTGAGCCTTCACCAATTCTAGTGATAAGTGTTGTAATCTCTTTATGGGTAAAGTTTTGCACTTCATCAGCAATAACGATTTTATCAGAAAGAGTACTACCTCTAAGGAAGTTAACTGGAATTGCCGAGATTAGGCCATCTTCTTTCAGCCTATTGGCATCAGTAGGTTCGATAATCTCATGAATTTTATCTTCTAATGGCTGAAGGAATGGTTGGAACTTCTCATTGATCGTCCCCGGTAGGGAGCCTAGCGATCTTTCGCCGCTTTCAATAATAGTCCTGACATACACTATCTCCTTTTCTGAGTCTTTTATTAGGTTTAAGGCGGCATAAACCGCCATAAAAGTCTTTGATGTTCCTGCTGGTCCAGATATGAATACTAATTTAGTTTTCTCGTCCATCAGCATCTTCAGCAGTTCTTGCTGCTTTTCGGTAAATTTAAATTTCCGCTCCTTGAATTTTAATTCATGGTTTAATTGAGGAATTACGATCTCTGCGGGTTTATTCTTTTTGTTTTTTGAGGCTTTTTTGGCCATAAATTAAACCATCTCCTCAACAACTGTGAGGTTAGTTTTTGCAACTCCGTTAGCATCTACTGAAAAAGATTGGTTAGTGAGCACCCCAGTAATACCAATCACATTACTATCAGCCATCGTAATCTGACAGTTCATCGTCTGATTTGGCTGATAATCAGAGATCCAATTCAGGTTTGATACGCCATTAATCTGCAATGTTTTAGTGATTCGCGCGACGCTAACCTTTGTGGGATATTCTTGACCAATCTCGTAATTTGCCACTCGATCAACAGAAACCTCAAAAGAAATATTTTCGTATTCTGTGATTGGTCCAGAAAAATATCCAGCATTTGTAATCGCAATTGAAGTGCCGCGCAAAGGTGAAATTAAATTTGAAGATGATTCTGACGGAGTTTGGGAGGTAATGCCTGCGCCCGTTGCCATTCCGTAAGAGTCAAACTGTAAAGAAACTTGACAAACTCTCCAAGGCTCAAAAACGGCTCCGAAACTCTTCAGAAAACACTTGTCAAAACGATAACTGGGGATCTGAATGTAGGAACCACTTGTAAAATCGCCAGTCAAAGCTAAGAAACCAGTGATCTGATTCAGTCCCGCGCCCGTAATAGGAACGATTGTAGCGGAAACGGTGGCGGATTTCGGCCCAGTCTGATTGTAGTAGTCCTCTTCGCCGCCAATTCTTTTGATTCTCTGTAGATTGGCAGAATTGCTGGCGTTAATATTTAATGCATAAAGTCTATTGTATGTCGCCGTATTCAGGGATTGTTCGTCTCCTGAAGAGACATATCCAAGAATATTGTTGTAACTGATGTATGACATTACTAGTATTTTACACTTGTTCGCGCTTTATTCCAACTTCTAAAATTTATAGAAAAAGTGCCCTGCGAGTTACTATACCATTAGTATGAACGGCAAAGGATCTAAACCGCGTCCATTTTCAGTAAAGTATGACCAGTACAGCGAAAACTGGGATAATATTTTTAATCAGAAAAATGTCATCGTTCCCCTAAAAACGCTTGACAACGGCGACCAATACATTGAGATTCCTGAAAAGATGCTGAAAAGCTTAGGCTGGAAAGAGGGCGACGATATTGAGTGGGCAGAATTAGAAGACGGCAAATTTAAACTTAAAAAGAAAAAATAATATGGGAATGTTCGACACTATCGCGGTAGCTGAAAAGCTTCCCATCACCCAAGAGATGATCGATCTTGGTTTACAGGAAAAACTTCAAGAGTTTCAAAGCAAAGATCTTGAATGCGCTCTTGATCTTTACTTCATGCAAAACGGCAGACTCTTTGTGGAAAAGTACAAGGAGACGAAGTGGATTGAGGGCGATAAAAATGCCAAAAGCATTTTTGCGCGGCTTGGTCATATGGAAAGAAATGACCCTTACCAAGAGGATACTCATTTTCACGGTAAGGTTAATTTTTATAATTATATTATGGATGTTGCTGAAAAGTACGATTGCATGATTGAGTTCTGTGCAACTTACAACAAGGGGCAACTAGAAAATATCGAACTTGTAGAATTTGATAAAAAAGACAATAGGGGGCGCAAGCAGAGAGATTTAATTTGGAAAAAAGAAGCAGAGAGAATTCAAAACGCTTGGTACAACAAGTATTTTAAATTTTATCAAATTAAAAGAGCAGTTGGGCACAGATTTTTTTATAAGCCTTTGATCTGGCTGAGCGTAAAAACTAGTAGCCTCGCGCGTTTTTTTCTTTAATATGAAAAAGTTCTGTTTCGAAGAGCACTTAAAAGGCAAATATGAAAAAAATGTTTGGTGGTGGCCCACCAAGTGGTATATTGAGCCTCATGCGCTTGGCCTGTATGACTGGAAAGAGGCTAACGAATATTTTAAGTCTAACTATCCAGTGCAGTATTTACTGCGCCATGAAATTGCTTATTCGTATAATGTGCGCATTTCTATGCGTTTGCGCGACCTAAAGTACAAGATTAAGAATACTTTGCGCAATCCTAGAAAGGAAATGCGCGACAGCGTTTTTCCTTCAGACTGGAGCGACTTGACAGAATCAATTACCAAGTTTCACACTGAAGCTGTGATCGAATTTGTAGATCGTGAAAAGTGTTTTGAAACCGTCGATTATTCTAGCGACGAAATTCACAAGAAATTCCAAACAGAACTTCTTGAAATGCACGAGTATGCAAAAACTAAAAGGCCAGAATTGGTGGAGCAGCTTGACAAAGCTTACGAGAGAGTTGACACTAATAAACCTTATCACGAAGCTTATAAGCAAGTTCACGAAATTGAAAATGAAATCAAAATTCGCGACACTAAGCTATGTCATTGGGTTATCGACAACAGAGATTTTTTTTGGGTTTAATCAATGAAAAAGTTAATATTAATCGCACTCTTATTCCTTTCTCTTCCGGCATTCTCTGCGGAGAACCCTAGAATTGAAAGTTCAAGATCCAATGGTCGTCAGGTAAACGCAGACTGGGCGGCAACTTCCGGTCCTGCTTTAATTCTTAATAAGCCAAATATCGTTTCGCCAGTTAACGCAGACTGGAACGCCACTTCCGGTCCCGCAATGATTTTGAACAAACCTACGTTCAGCAATTCACCACAAATTAACGCGGACTGGAATGCCACTTCTGGCGTTGCTCAAATCTTGAATAAGCCAGTTATTCCTGCGGCTCAAGTCAGTTCTGACTGGAACGCAACAAGTGGAGTTGCTCAAATCTTGAACAAGCCAACGATTGTTAACGCTGACTGGAACGCGACTTCTGGCCCAGCGCAGATCTTAAATAAGCCGTCCAGCATTGGAGGAGCGCAAGTTAATGCGGATTGGAGTGCAGCCTCTGGCGCAGCGCAGATTTTAAACAAGCCCGCAACATTGCCCACAATTCTCAAAGTTAATACCGTCACGGCGGACTACATTTTGAGAGCTTCTGATCTCGGCGGCACGATTGTTTTCAATCCTCCAGCGGGATCAAGAATCAACCTAGTTATTCCACAGGAGTTTGTGGGCTCAGAGATCCTTCCTGTTGGCGCACAGATTTCGGGCGTAAACACATCAGAATCTTCTTATGTTACTGTTCTGCCCTCAACAGGAGTAACTATAACAAATCCAGACAACGCTTTTAGAACTCGCGCGCGCGGGTCGAAGTTCACCTTAACAAAGTACGGATTAAATGTTTGGGGTCTTGATGGCGACCTTTTCTCACTTGAGATGGTAGCTTACATTGGCGACACCGTGACGCTCAAGGCGGTTATTGATCGCGCCGCCACCCCTCCATTCACATTTTCTTGGGCAAAGAATGGAACAACTATTGTTGGCGCAACTATCGCTAGCCTTTATATTCCAGATGTGATCTCATCAGACGCTGGAACTTATACCGTGACTGTCACCAACTCTTCTGGTACAAGAAGCAGCGAGACATTTACGCTCGTCGTAAAATGAAATTATTTAATTGGATTGGCCGCTCTTTAGAAGAGAGTGAAGGAATTCCTTCGTCTATTCGCTTACAAATGTTCATTGTTTGTATGGTTGCCGCTGTTTTGCCCTTGATAGTTTGGGCGGGATTGTGCATTTATAACAAACAAATAGTTGACATCCCCAGCAGCGTCACTGCATTCTGCGGCCTACTGTTTGGTGGCGCGACTGCTGGTAAAGTTTTTCAGTATACCAAAGAACCATGATTAATATCAAAAAGAAACATCTAAAGGAGGCTCGTAAGCTAAGAAAACAAAGACAGTCTTTTCTTGACAAGAATGATGCGGCGATTGATAGCCTTGCAAAACAAGTTGGACTCTCTACAGAAGAGCAAGTTGAGTGTTTCTGGTCATTTGTCGTAAATGAAGAAGAGCACCTCATCGAAGTCGTTTCAAATAAATGAATAACGTTCCCATATTCGTTGATCTTGACGAAACCTTGATTCATTCCGAAGATCCTATGCTAAAACCTCCTGATGGAGCAGTTAGGGTTAAGATAGGAAGCTATCAATACGATACTGTTTTACGCGATGGAGCGCTCAAGCTCCTAAAGATGCTGAGAAATCGGGGTCAGGTGCATTTGCTTACAATTGCTGAGCATGATTATGCATTGGAAATGAACAG